CAAAGAAAATAGAACAGGTGTATCTAAGGCTTCTGCTGGTTTAAATGCAGATGCTTTACAATCAAGCACCAAAGCTGCGGTGGCAGCAACCATGTCTGGCGCACAAGGTCGTATTGAACTTATCTGTAGACACTTCGCTGAAGGCGGTCTAAAAAATATATTTAAAATAGTAAACAACTTGGTGATCAAACATCAAAACGCTCAAGATGTATTTAGACTTAATGGTAAATTTATTCCTGTTGATCCTAGATATTGGGACAGCGATAAAGATATGGTTGTGAATGTAGCAATCTCTAAATCTTCTGACGAAGAAAAGTTTGCTATTCTTGCACAACTCACAAACAAACAAGAACAAATCATGCAGTTGCTTGGCCCAAACAATCCATTGGTATCGTTACAGCAATACGCTAATACTTTAACCAAAATGATTGAGATGGCTGGATTTAAAGATCCACAAACTTTTATCAATACTGAAGTGCCACCTATGCCACCAACTCCACCTGAACAACAAAAACCAGATCCTGCGGAATTGTTGGCTATGGCTGAAGCACAGAAAGCTCAAGTCCAAGCACAGAAAGCGGTGATTGATGCCGAAACAGATCGCATGAAAATTATCATGGATGACGATAGACAGCGTGATATTGAAGAAGCACAGATTAGACTAAAAGCAGCAGAGCTAATGGCTAAATACGGAGCACAAGTCAATATTGCAGAAATAAACGCAATAATGGAGAGAGATCGTGAAACCATCAGGCAAACTGCGAAAGCTCAGTCCCAAGGATTATTTACAGGAAATGTCCCACCCCAAAATCTATAACATTGAAGTTTTAGAGGGGGACATGATCTTCACAGGCACAGAAATAACAGCAGAAAGCGAAGAACAAGCACTTCGCATTTTTGAGATTATGACGGGTGGTCAAATCACTCCGTTTAGTGAGATAATAAAATTAGAAGTACACACAATTCAGTAACATGGCAATAGAGTATAGAGGCGAAAGATTTGCGGGTTATAACAAACCTAAACGCACACCTGGTAAGTCCAAGAAATTTGCTGTGCTTGCTAAAGATGGAGATCAAGTTAGATTAATTCGTTTTGGTGATCCGAACATGACCATCAAAAAAGACATACCAGCTAGGCGAAAATCTTTCCGTGCTAGACACAAATGCGATACCAACCCCCCAAGCAAATTAACTGCTAGGTATTGGAGTTGCAAAAAATGGTAGAAGTCTGGGAAAAGAAATACAAAGGTAAAACACCTGGTATTAAAGATAAAAAAGGTTATGCTTCTGCTAAACAAAAAGCAGATGAAAAATTTGGAACTAAAACATCCCTTGTGAAAAACATGTGGATATCTCAAGAAATGAAAAAGAAAAAAGGAAAATAATTATGCCAATGGTAGGAAATAAAAAATATTCATACACAAAAGCTGGTATGAAGAAAGCTATGGAAGCAGCCAAGAAATCAGGTAAAAAGGTAGTTAAGAAAAAAGGCTACAAGTAATGCCCATCCAGAAAGTAAAAGGTGGCTACAAGTGGGGTAGCAAAGGCAAGGTTTACAAATCCAAAAGTGGAGCTGTAAAACAAGCCCAAGCTGCTTACGCATCTGGTTATAAGAAAAAGAAAAAATGAAAACATCATCTGCCAAAGCTAAAGGCAGAAAACTCCAACAATGGGTGGTCGATAAGCTAGTAGAAATACTAGGCTTTGACAAAGAAGATTTAGAATCACGCCCTATGGGATCATCTGGCGAAGATATCATTATGGGCGTTCAGTCCCGTAAACAATTCCCCTATTCAATAGAATGTAAAAACCAACAAGCAGTTAATGTTTGGAAAGCATACGAACAAGCGTGCAGCAACTGTAAAGATTACGAACCTTTGGTTATAATAAAACGAAATAACACTAAGCCCTTGGCATTAGTAGATGCGGAGTATTTTATTAAGTTACATGAGCAACGAACCGAAGTTTAAAAGTTTTGAAGAATTTAAAAAGTATTTAGAAAAGAAAGACTTACAAATAAAAAGCAAAGCAGTACAAAAGGAAAAGAAAAATGAAATTCGCAAAAATTAAAAATTTAATAACACCATTATTGCCAACTATAGGAACAGCATTGGGTGGCCCAGTTGGTGGTATTGCTGCTAATGCTATTGCTGAAGTATTAGGCGTAGAGCCAACTCCTGCAAAGATTGAACAAGCTATTAATACTGCTACACCAGAACAATTAGTGGAACTTAAAAAAGCAGAACAAGAATTTGAAAAACAAATGAAAGAGCTAGATGTTGATGTATTTGCTTTAGAGGTTAAAGACAAACAAGATGCTAGATCTAAATTTAATAAAGACTGGACTGCTAGGATCATGGGTATTGCTACACTTGGTGGCTTTCTTGGTTATATCTTTTTAGTAACTTTACAACCACCAGAACAAAACTCTGAAGCATTAATCAACCTTGTACTTGGTTATTTGGGTGGATTGGCTAGTGCTGTTATATCTTTTTATTTTGGTGCATCCAATACGAGTAATGATAAATGAGCTGGAAGAATTTTAAATTAGAAGAATTTGCTTGCAAACATTGTGGTAAAAACGAGATAAATCATAAATTAATTGATAAACTACAATTATTGCGTGATGACTTGGGATTTCCCCTAGTTATATCATCTGGCTACAGATGCCCAGAGCATCCGATAGAAGCAAAGAAAAGTAAGCCAGGCACGCACGCAGAGGGTATTGCAGTAGATATTGCTGTAAGCCACGAAAAAGCAATAGAAGTGTTATACAAAGGTATAGCACATGGTTTTAAAGGCATTGGAGTAAATCAAAAAGGCGATGGCAGATTTATACATTTGGATATCGGAGAAATGGAAGATGGTCGTCCAAGGCCTCATCTCTGGAGCTACTGATTGGTATTGATATGGAACTATCAGTTTATGTAATTTGGAATATTATCGTAACTTTAATACTAGCTCCTATTTGGGCAAGCATTAAAAAGAACGAGGCAGAATTGCAAAGACAAAATATTTTAGTAAATAAAACCAGAGAAGAAGTAGCAAAAGATTATATAACTAGAAACGATCACCATTTAGAGTATTCAAGATTGATGGACAAAATAGATAAACTTGATGCTAAAATAGATAAGTTAATAACAGATTAATATGGCGATACCAACAGACGAACTACTACAAGAAGATTTTAGCTTTCCTGTAAAGGGTTACGATATTGAACAAATAAGACAATCTATCGCTAATAGAATCCCATTAATAGGTTCACAAAGAGGCGTATATGGCGGTGGCCCTATGGGTGGCGGTTTTAATCTTGCTGGTTATACACCTCAATATTCTTCTATGGTTGGCCCAATAGCAACTGGTCAAGCATACGCACAGCAGATTGCTGGCGGTATGCCAATGTCACAAGTTATTGCACCAGGCGTAAGCTATTCACCAGAAAGACCACAAGGATATACACAAGCAGAATTATTTTTACAAGATGGTGCGCCAATAATGCCACCGCCCCCAGGTCAAACCTTTACACCATTTCAAGGCGATATGATGCCAGGCGAAACTGTTGAACCATTAACACCACCGCCATCTGCACAAATCAATGTGCCACCACCGATGCCAACCATATTTGGTTTTCAAGCTCCACAGTTTCCGCCAATAGATTTATCACAATTACCTGAAATAGATTTATCACAAATTACTATTCCTGAATCTGTTAAATCTAGCCTTGGTGAATTGCTTGGTATTCCTAAAATAGATGTATCTCAATTTGTAACTAGAGAAGAAGTCCCTTCTTTTATTCCGCCTGTACAAATACCACAGATTCCACAAATAGATACTTCACAATTTATTGGTAGACAAGAATTGCCAAACATTCTTGCTGGTTTACCACAAGCACCACAAGTAGATGTTTCTAGGTTTATTGGCAGAGAAGAATTGCCATCTTTGTTGAAAGACATCCCTTTAAATATTCCTAAAATAGATACATCACAATTTGTATCAAGAGAAGATATTAGTGGTTTAAGATCAGATATCTTAGGATCAATTCCACAAGTACAATTACCAGATGTGTCACAGTTTGCAACACAGGCAGATATTAATAAAGCACTTGCAGCTCTTCCGCCAGTAGAGCAATTAGATAGACAGGCAATTATTAGAGATATTGAATCTCAATTAAACATACCTGAAAGATTTGATCCAACAGCTTTGCAACAACAGATAGGCGGTTTACAACAGCAAATAGCTGGTTTGCCACAACCTCAACAAATTGATGTCGGTGCTTTAAGATCAGATATTTTGTCACAAATTCCACAATTTGATCCATCAGGATTACAGTCACAAATAGCAGCAAACAGAGCATTATTAGAAAGTTTGCCACAACCAGAGCAGTTGGATAGACAGGCTTTAATTAGAGATATTCAATCACAAATTAAAGTTCCTGAAAGGTTTGATCCTTCAACCCTAGAATCTCAAATATCAGGATTACAATCTCAGATACAAGGAATACCACAATTTGATCCATCAGGATTGCAAAGTAAAATAAGCGGATTACAACAACAAATAGCTAACTTGCCACAACCACAACAAATAGACATTGGAGCATTAAGATCAGATATATTATCTCAAGTGCCAACCTTTGATCCCACTGGTTTACAGCAAAGGTTAGGTGGCTTAGAACAACAATTAGCGAGCATTCCTCAACCACAACAAATAGATATTAACGCTTTAAGACAAGACATTTTATCTTCAGTGCCTCAAACCAATTTAACTGGTTACATAACAGAATCGCAATTACAACAAGCATTGCAAGGTATACCACAACCATCTATGCCTGATGTATCACAATTCGTAACACAAGCTGATATACAAAGAGCTATATCTGGAATACCACAAGTAAGCCTTTCTGATATAGAAGCAAGATTAGCTGCATTAGAAAATATGCCAACACCAACAGTTCCAAACTTACCAAGACCAATAGGATTGTTTGCTTAATGTCTATAACACACGAAGAAGCAGTCAAGGCTGAACAAGCTCAACAAATATTAAACTCAGAAATCTTTAAAGAAGTTTTAGAAAACCTAAAACAATCTTATATTGATGCTTGGTTAAAAGATCAAGATATAGATAATGTGAATAGTAGAGAGCATCTACATAAGTCAATCTTATTATTATCTGAAATAGAAAAGCACCTAAGAATCGTAGCTGAAAAAGGAAAGCTCACCCAATCCTACATAAACAAAATCAGAAACATAGTCTGATATTTTCTTTTTATAAACAATTCGTATAAAATACTATAAAAATACAATATAGGAGTATTTTATGGCAATAACGGATAAACCGACTGCTTTACAAACTGATAATGAAAAAGCTACTTCAGCTTTTGAGAGTTTCTTAACTCCCTTAGAGGATACAGTTGAAGAAGTCGATATAAACGAAGTAGAGGTCATCGATGAAGATGAGTTATCTGATGAGTCTTATGAAGATGAAGAAGATGACGAGTTCGATGACGAATTTGATGATGAAGAACAAAACGAGGTTGAGGACGAAGTACAGCAACCCACTTCTTACAAGGTCAAGATTGACGGAGAAGAAGTTGAGGTCACGCTAGATGAACTCCAAAGCGGATATTCTCGTCAGCAAGATTACACGCGTAAAACTCAAGAGCTAGCTCAACAACGAAAAATTATTGAGCAACAGCAACAAGAGTTAGCGCAAAGAGATGCAATCTATGCTCAGTTGTTACCTAAACTAGAAGCACAATTAAGTGCTGATTTAGCTAACGAGCCTGATTGGAACAGGTTGTACGAAGATGATCCTGTTGGTTATGTTCGTGAAAAGCAACTTTGGGATGAAAGAAAAGAGAAGTTAAGAGCTACTCAAGCTGAAAACCAAAGGCTTCAACAAGAGGCCTATCAAAAACAGCAAGAGCAATTAGCACAGTTTGTTCAATACGGACAACAAAAACTTCTTGAGATTGTTCCAGAATGGAAGAATCCAGAAATCGCCCAACAAGAAAAGTTAGCTATTCGCGATTACGGAATTAACACTCTTGGCTACACAGCACAAGAAATGGATACGATCTACGACTATAGAGCTTTGCTTGGTTTGCGTAATGCTTGGTTGAATGATAAAACTGTTCAAGCAACTAAGAAAAAACCAACCGAAAAAGCACCAGCTCGTGTTGCAAGACCAGGCGCAGTTACTAAAATAAAATCGGTAGCACCTGTCAAGAGAGCAAAACAAAGGTTGGCTAAAACTGGTAAAACATCAGATGCAGCCAAAGTTTTTGAACAAATGTTAAAGTAATTTTTATATAGGAGTAAACTCATGGCAAAAGTAACTAACGCTTTTGATACTTACACCGCAACTGCTGACAGGGAAGATTTAAGTAATATTATTTACAACATCTCCCCAATGCAAACTCCCTTTATGTCCTCAATCGGCAAAAGAAGTGTTAAAAATGTGGTGTTTGATTGGCAAACCGAATCTTTACCTGTACCTAGTGCAAGTGGCGAACTTGAAGGTTTTGAACTTTCAAGAGCAGCTGCTACCGCTACTGTAAGGCAAAGTAATGTATGTATGATCTCAAAAAGAGATGCAACAGTAACAGGCTCTCAAGAGAGTTCAGATCCAGCAGGTAAGAAATCAGAAATGGCTCACCAGCTTGCTATTATGTCTAAAGCTCTTAAAAGAGATATGGAAGAAGCTCTATGTCAGAATGGAGCTAAAACAACTGGTAACGCTTCAACTGCAAGGGTAACTGGCGGTTTCGAATCTTGGATTACATCAAACGATTCAAGAGGAACTGGCGGTGCTTCTACAGGTGGCGGTGCTGCTCCAACTGATGGAACTCAAAGAGCATTATCTGAAGATCTACTTAAAGATGTTCTACAACTATGCTTCACTAATGGTGGCGAACCATCATTGGCTATTTGTGGCCCACATAACAAACAAGTTATTTCTGGTTTCACAGGTAGAACACAAGCAAGACAATTTGTAGATTCAAATACAGTAGAGGCTTCAGTATCTATCTATTCATCTGATTTTGGTGAACTTAAAATCGTTCCATCAAACAGATCAAGAGAAAGATCATTGCTTCTAGTAGATCCTGAATTTGCTAAAGTGTCATACCTAAGAGATTTCAAAACTGTTGATATCGCAACTATAGGTGACGCTATGACAAAAATGATCGTAGTTGAGTATGGATTAGAAGTATCCAACGAAGCTGCTCATGGTATTGTTGCAGACCTTAATGTATCTTAATTGATCGGGATGAGGCGGGGTTAGATTAATTTCTACTCCGCCTTTTTTTTATTCTTAAAATTATTAGTCAAATAGCTAAAGTCAATGATAAAATTAAAGTTGTTGAACTTTTAGAAAAGCAATATGGCTAGAAAAACATTAATAGATCATAAAACTGGTTATACACACGAATTTGCCACAGAAGATGATAAACTTGTGTATCACACCACACAGGATGTTCAGCCAGTCATAGAGCATTGTAAAAACATTGCAGAATATGTAAAACCAGGTAAAGACTTCCGTCATGTTGCAGAAGTCCCATTAGTAGTTTATCAAAGAGCTTGTCGCGAAGGATGGGCTAACGATATGAAAGCATGGAAGAAATGGCTAAACAATTCAGACAATAAAGTATTTAGAACATGGCAAGGTAAACTATGACATACAGCGAATTAAAAACAAACATAGCGAATTATCTAAATAGATCAGATCTTACATCTGAAATAGATATATTTATTGACAATACCGAAGCCGAATTAAACAGAAGATTACGCGTTGCAGATCAAGTTAAAAGAGCAACCGCAACCGCAGATGCACAATATGTATCTTTACCAACCGATTGGTTAGAAGCTATCAATGTAGAAATTACCTCTAATGACTTCAGACCATTAATGCAAATGTCTATTGAATCATTGGATGTTTATAGAAAAGCTAACAATAATGTTACTGGTCAACCTATTTATTTTGCATTAGTAGATAACACAATGGAGCTTGCACCTACCCCTGATGCAAGTTATACATTACAATTAACATACTTTAGTAAAATAGATGCTTTAAGCGATTCTAATACATCTAACTTTGTATTAACTTCGCATCCAGATATTTATTTATATGGATCATTGAAACATGCTTCTGTCTTTCTTATGGAAGATGAAAGAGCACCACTTTTTAATGCTCAATTTGAAAAATCTTTAGAAGAAATAAGATTGCAGCAAGAGAGAGCAGAATTTGCCAAAGGATCTTTGATACCAAGAAGAAGAACTTATGGTAAAGCAAGAAAAAATGTTTACTATTGGAATAATAATTAGGAGAAATAAATGGCTGGATTTAGCGATTATTTAGAAGATAAAGTATTAGATCATGTCTTTGGCGGAGTTTCATATACTGCTCCTGCAACTTTGTATGTGGCTTTATATACTGTAGCACCAGACGATACTGGTGGCGGTACTGAAGTAACAACTACAGGAACAGCATACGCAAGACAAACTGCTACTTTTACAGTATCTGGTACATCACCAACCACAGCTACTAACTCAGCAGCTATTGAATACCCAACTGCTACTGCTAACTACGGAACAGTGGTTGCTGTTGGTATTTTAGATGCTTCAAGTGCTGGTAATTTACTTGCATACGCAAACTTAGATACCTCAAAAGTAGTATCTTCAGGAGATGTATTCAGATTTGATGCTGGTGATTTAGACATCACATTAGCTTAATACAATGGCCTCTGTAGGCTACGGGTTATATACATACGGGAAGTCCAACTATGGAACTCCCGTATATCATTTTGGCGTAGCTACATCTGCTCAAACATCTGGCTTTACAGCCGAATCATCCGTTCAAAAGAACGCGACTGCTACATCAGCACAAACATCAGACTTTACCTCTATTGGTCATAAGATCAATCTAGGTGCAGCAACATCAGCCCAAACATCAGGATTTAATGCACTAGGCCATAAGATTAATCTTGGCTCTGCTACGATGCCTGAAACATCTGGTGCTTCAGCTATAGGAAGGCAAATAGATCGTGGATCAGCCACCATAGCTCAAACATCATCTATGTCTGCAATCGGCAGACAGATAGATCGCGGAACAGCAACCATAGCGCAGACATCTGGTATGTCAGCAGTTGGCAGACAGATAGACAGAGGAGTAGCTACTATCGCCCAAACTAGCGGAATGACCGCAGTTGGCGTACAAATAGATTTAGGATCAGCAACGATAGCACAAACCTCTAGCATGACTGCTATTGGTACTCAAATAGATAAAACCACAGCAACATGCGCTCAAACCTCTGGAATGACTGCGGTTGGTAGATTTACAGTAAGCGCAACATCTACTATCGCTGTTACATCAGGTTTTGATGCTATCGGCAGACAAATTGACAGAGGATCATCAACCATATCGCAAAGTAGTAGTTTTTCTGCTATTGGTGGTTTAAAATGGAACGATATAATAGTTCCATCTGAAACATGGACAGATGCAACCATTACAACCGCTTGGACAGAATTAAGCAATCCAAGCACTCCATGGACAGATGCTTCAGATGATAGCACCGCATGGACAAACATATCTGATCCATCAACAACTTGGACAGATCAAGACGCAGCTTAAAGGATAGAGATTTATGGCAGATACATTTACCACTAACTTAAACTTAACCAAACCAGAAGTAGGAGCATCTACCGATACCTGGGGTGGAAAACTAAACGATGACTTAGACGATCTAGATGCGATTTTTAGCTCCACTGGTACATCCGTAGCGATGAATCTAGACGGAGCTGTTATTGATAGCTCTGTCATTGGTGGTACTACTCCAGCAGCAGGATCTTTTACAACTTTATCAGCAAGCACATCTATAACAGGTACACTAGCTACTGCTGCTCAAACCAACATCACAAGCGTTGGAACGCTTACAGGTTTAACCGTAAACGGAGATGCAACATTTACAGGTGCATCTTATAACGCAGTATGGGATTCTTCAGATAACGCATTAGAGTTTGCTGATAACGCAAAGGCCGTATTTGGCGCTGGTGATGATTTGCAGATTTTCCACACTGGTACATATTCTAATATTCGTGATGCAGGTACTGGAGCGCTTTACATAGGTGGCGATGACGAGGTTTCTATATTAAACTCATCGCTTACAGAATATAAAATAAAAGCGGAAACAAACGGCGCAGTAACACTTTACTACGACAACGCAGCAAAACTAGCCACAACCTCAAGCGGTATAGATGTAACAGGTACAGCAGTAACCGATGGTCTTACAGTAGCAGGTAATGTTTCTGTAGATGGCGGAACTATCAAACTTGATGGTAATTATCCTGTTGGTACAGGTAATGTTGCTTTAGGTGATGTTGCTTTGGATGATGGTTCTCTTAGTGGTGGTTACAACACTGCTATCGGTAGTGCATCTCTTACAGCAAACACTACAGGTAGTGTTAATACAGCAGTTGGTCATAATTCATTAGGAGCAAACACTACAGGTACTCAGAATACCGCAGTAGGTGCTTTAGCCCTAGATGCTAATACTACAGCCAATAGTAACACTGCTGTTGGTTATTTATCATTATCAGCAAATACTACGGGTGCTGCTTTAACCGCAGTAGGTGCTACAGCTTTAGATGCTAATACCACAGGAGCAAGTAACGATGCTTTTGGTTATGGTGCTTTAGGTGCTAATACCACAGGTGGTGAAAACACCGCAGTAGGTGCTTTAGGTTTAACTTCAAATACCACAGGTAATTATAATGTTGCATTAGGCTACAACTCACTTGCTTCTAATTTAACAGGTAGTTCTAATACTGCTCTTGGTAGATATGCGTTATCAGTAAATACCGCTTCTAACAATGTCGCAGTTGGTAGGTCAACATTAGCAGTTAATAGCACAGGTGGTGAAAACACCGCATTGGGTACTTTTGCTCTTGATGCTAGTACCACCGCATCTGGAAATACAGCACTTGGCTACGCTGCACTTACAACAAATGTCACAGGTTCGCAACTTGTCGCAGTTGGTTATCAGGCTTTATTAAACAACACAGTTTCTTACAACACTGCTGTAGGTTACAATGCAGGTTCTTCAAACACTACAGGTAATGTAACGGCTTTTGGTCAAAACGCTTGTGAAAACAACACCACAGGCACTACTAATTCAGGCTTTGGTCAAAATGTTTTACAAGCAAACACTACAGGCAGTTCAAATAGTGCATTTGGTTATGCTGCTTTAGATGCGAATACTACTGCAAATGACAACACCGCAATAGGTTACGCTTCACTATCAACTAATACCACAGGTGCAAAAAATACTGCGGTAGGTGAATCAGCCTTATATGCAAACACCACAGGTTCATATAATACAGCAGTTGGTGAAAACGCTTTATCTGCAAACACCACTGCTTTTTATAACACTGCGGTTGGTAGAGAAGCACTAGGTTCAAATACCGCAGGTGCAGGGCATACAGCAGTAGGTTATGCAACTTTAATATCAAACACTACAGGCGGTCAAAATACAGGAATTGGTTATTTAACGCTAGGAGCAAATACTACAGGTAATTACAACACCGCAGTAGGTTCACAATCACTAGAAGCATCTACTACAGGTGGTGCAAATACAGCTCTTGGTGCATTTACTTTAGAATCTAATACAACCGCTTCAAACAACACGGCAGTTGGTTATGCAGCACTTAATCTAAACACTACAGGTAGCAATTTATCTGCACTTGGTTATGGTGCTTTAGATTCAAACACAACAGGTATTAATTCAAATGCTTTTGGTGTTAATGCTTTAGGTCTTAATACCACAGGTAATTACAACAACGCATTTGGTGAAGCAGCCTTATTGACCAATACCACAGGTAGTAATAACATAGCTGTGGGTGGTTCTGCCTTAAGAGGAAACAATACAGGTGGTAGCAATACTGCGGTAGGTGAATCTGCTCTTAGAAATGCAGATGCTAGTTATAATACAGCAGTGGGTGCAAATGCACTTGATGCTGCTGTAACAGGAATTAGTAACACCGCAGTCGGTTATGTTGCATTAACATCATCCACCACAGCCACTAAAAATGCAGCACTTGGTTCAGGGGCAGGGGAAAACATAACCAGTGGAAGCTATAGTGTTTTTGTAGGTGATTCAGCAGGTTATAATGCCACCACTGGAAGTAATAATACTTTTGTTGGATTTGAAACTCAAGGCGTATCTGCAAGTCATGGTTCACAAGTAGTTCTAGGATATCAAGCAATAAGTCAAGGAGGTGGTTACTTTACTGTTGGTGCTAATTCAACTACTTGGACTAGAGTAGATATTGGAGCAACCACTTGGTTCGCATCTTCAGATGAAAGACTTAAAAAGAATATAAATAATTTGAATGTTGGTTTAGACTTTATAAAAGATTTAAGACCGGTAACTTATGAATGGAAAGCTAAAGGTGAAGTTGATTCATCCTTACCGCATTACAAAGAAAACTCTACAGAACTTGTTAGAGGTGGAGATTCAGCGATTGGACTTCAGTATGGTTTTATAGCTCAAGAAATTAAACAAGCCATTGATACTCATAATGTTGAAAACAATGGTGATGTA